CGCGCCGTAAATATCGCCGCAATGGAACTCTTCGCCGACATAAATGCCGTTCGGCAGAAGATGGTCGAGAATCTGTCGATAGCAATCGCCCATGCGTTCTTTGAGCAGAACGATGTCGATCTTGCCGCGCGGCTCGTTGCCTTGGCGGCGCGCATCGTTGAAATCCAACTGCTCATGCGCCATGCCAGCACCTCTGGGCGTAGGGACAGCAGAGGCACAGATAGAAATCGGGGTTGGCCGCCATGCGCGGCAATTGTTGGCCAGCGTCGGTGGCCTGCAAGATGTTGACGGCCTTGTCGCTCGTGCTTTGCGCCAGCGAGGCATCGAAGGGCACAAGCTCGTGATAAAGCTCCTGCGTGTCCTTATTCAGCGCGGTAAACAGAGCAGGATTCTGCGCCAGATCAGGCATGTAGCCCTGATAAAGGGCGACCTGCGCGGCATAAAGCGGCTTGGAGATCGCAAGCCCGCGCTTCGCCAAATCCTGCCAGCTTTTGTCCTTAAGCGCTTTGTGTTCCCAAAGGGAGGGATAGAAAAACCATGACGGCCCGCCGACAACCACGCCGTCGATATGGCCTTTGATGCGCCCCTTGGCCACCGAGAATCCGAATTGCCCCCCGTCTGTTCTTTCCGTCTTCAGATCGAAACCGGCTGCGCGCAGCCACTTGATCGACAAGGCTTCAAATTGATGCCCCGCCGCAAAGATGCGCAGAGTTTGGCCGTTGAAATCCTTATTGGGATCCTTCGGCGCGCCGACATACTCGTACTGGATGCGGCGCGAACAGGGATCGCCCAGCATGGACGCGCCCAGATATTCGCGGCGCGGCTGCGTCGCGCGTTCCGCGATCAGGGCCGCATCGACCAGTTCGTTAATGCGCACGGCAGCAGGCAGCGCGCGCATATCCTGCGCGTCGCGATCCGAGCCGTGATTGAAGTCGAGCATCAAAACGGCACCTCCGGACTGCCTTTGCGCATGGCGTCCTGATAGGCCGTGACGATCACTTCGATCAGCGTGAGAACCTGTTCTTTACTGTAGGCGGAAAGCGGCTTGTCCATGCCGATCTCGGCCACGCATTCACCGAGGGGTTTGAGGCAAGCGTTGATGGATGCGCGTTCAAAATCCGTCATATCAATCATGCCGTTTCCTTCCTTAAACAGACGTGCGTAAAGATCGAGGCAACGCATGCTGCAAAACCGCTGTGCAGGTTTGTTGGGTTGTTTGATCAAGGCTGGCATGAAGCCAAAGCCTCGTTGCTGGCGGTAACAAATGGCGCACCATTTCACGCAGCCTCCCTTTGTCCGATGGCGCGTTCGACCAGTTGGCGAATGCGGCCTTTGTTGAAGCGGAAATTGAGCAAGCAAGACGCGCGGTACTTCGTCATGCTGAAGTCCATCCGCGCGGTTTCGCCGAGCAAGGCGAGTTGCTTTTCGCTTGCGGGTTCGTTCATCCAGCGACGTGTTTTGTGTGCGCTTTCGCTTGTCTCGTGCTCATTCAGAAAGTCGTCGGCCACGGCCATCATGACGACGCGCTCGCCTGTGCCGAGAATTTGAACGTCGCGCTCGAACCCGCCGACGGCGTGCCAATAGCCGCCAAGCCAGAAGATCGCGGCCCATGCCGAAAAACCGGAGGCCATCAACGCGGCGTCATCATCGAACAGGTCAATCCAACGGAAGCTGCTACGCTTCAGAAGATCGATTTCCGTCAGGGAGAAGTTTTCAAGAGGCAGCGGCTCTTCGCCTGTGCCAGCTTCGCCCGTCGCGGCGCTGGAGAAGAATTCAAAACCGCACAGGGCGCATTCCTGCGCAGAGAGCGGAACCGTTGCACCGCATTCGGGGCATTCTTTTGTCGGCGCATCGCCTTGGAAGGTCTTGCCATCCAGATTGACGTCCTGCTCCAAGCTGCCGTGCATTAGCGTGGACGTTCCAAAGTCGAGCACGATGCAGTCGGTTTTGATGACGCCCGGATGTTCCTTGGGGTCGATGGTGCGTAGGCCACGTCCGATCATCTGGATCATGGTCGAGCGATAGGAACTCGGACGGAGCAAAAGAACGCAGGATGTTGGCGGATAATCCCAGCCTTCCGTCAGGACAGCCACATTGACGATGACGCGTGCGCTGCCTTGCTGGAACCGCGCTAAGGCAAGGCGGCGGTCGCTATTGGCCATCTCGCCATGAACGATAACGGCCTCAATGCCGTTGTTTTGGAAGGTCTGTCTGACGTTTTCGGCGTGCGCGATGGTGGAGCAGAAGACCACAGTCTTTCTATCTTCCGCCTTTTCCCGCCAATGCTGAATAACCGCGCTGGTGACGACAGGCCGGTTCATAATCTCCTCGACCTCGTTCATGTCGAAATCGAGAGCCGTCTTCCGTACCTTCTTAAGATCTTCCTGAACGCCCACATCGACGACATAGGTGCGCGGCGGCACGAGATGGCCGGATTTAATGAGTTCGGCGAGCCTGATCTGATCGCCGACATTGTCGAAGATCGGGCGCAGAGCTTTCTGATCGCCGCGATTGGGGGTGGCGGTCAGACCGAAGAGCATTAAGTTCGGATTCTTGGCTTTCGCTTCTTCGATGATGCGCAAATAGCTCGCTGCAGCCGCATGATGGGCTTCGTCGATGACGAGCAGATCAAGATGCGGCATACGCGATAGATTGTCCTGTCGCGCCAAGGTCGGAACCATCGCAAACGTCGCACGCCCATGCCACGACTTGCTGTTTGCGTCATAGATGGATGTGCTGAGGCT